GGGAGCCGATAGCCGTGCCGCCCGAGAAGATGGTGGTGCCGCAGCCGGCCACCATACTGGCGATGGTGGCCGCCGCGCCCAGGTTGTCAGCCACAACGCCGACCCCCGGCGTGCCCACCGAGCTCGACAGGCAGTAGACCCCGCTCGGCCGCATGGTGCCGATGACCGTGCTCGAGGCCGACTCAACGACGGCAATGGCGAGGAGGTAGGACCGCGCGGCGCCGACACTCACGTTGTCGAAGCGCACGTCCAGGCTGAAGGCGTCACCAACCAGAACCGGCGTTCCATCGGCGTAAGTCAGCGCCTGCCGCCACTTCGGCGAGGTGAAGTTGGAGCCGGAGATCAGGCTGTAGGTCTCGTTCCCCACAGCGATGGTGTTGCAGTTGAACGTGTGGGTGTCAGTCCCCGCATCGTAGGCGTAGCTGGACAGGGCCACGCCGGCCGTGTCCGAGAAGTTGTAGGCGCCGCCATTGAGGTTGCCGAGCGAGCGCAGGGCAGCAGCCGGGGGGGTCGCCGGGGGGATGCCGCCCGAGGCCCCAGTCGCTGGGTCGAAACAGGGTGCGATGGGCATGCTCACTCCATCCAGGTGAGGCAGCTTTGGGCGAAGTTGGGCGTCCCTGCGTCCACCTTGGCGAAGACGTAGAGGTTCCCGTTGCCCGGGCCGCCCAGGATCTGGAAGAGCGGGATCTGGATCTTGAACGCCGCACACGCCGTGGTCGCGGTCGTGAGCCCAGTCACCAGGGTCGCCTCGGTGTCGGGCACCAGGGTGAAGTCGCCCTCAGGGTCGGCGCAGATGCGGATCGTCAACTTCGTCGCGGCGCCCAGGTTCGTGAGACGGACGTGCAGCCCCTCGACGATCCCCTGGAAGTTGCGGTTGTTCTTCTGGAACTCGACGAGCTGCGCCTGCAGGTCGTGGACGTGGACGTCGGCGGTCGAGAACGCCGCGCCCAGGACCGGGGGGACTGCTGGGGCGACCAGGGAGTCGTGGATGAAGTGGAGAATCCGGGTCGGCAAAGAGCACCTCCTCGTGCAACGGACGGCATCAGGACGACCCCAGTCTATTGCGCTTCGGCGCCCCCTGCTGCGAGAGCAGCAGCCTGCCGTGCGCGCTCCTCGGCGGCCGTCGGGGCGGGAGCCAGGAACCAGCGAGCCACGGTCTCGGGCTTGTCGAAGCCGACCCTGGGCACCACGCCCTCGGGCCGGACCTCGAGCGGGGCAGTCACCGCCTTCGTGGAGGTGTCGGCCATGGAGGCGTAGTACCAGCCGAGCTTCTGGGCGAGGTCCGCGAACGGGGCCTTGCGGAGGAGCTGCAGGTTGAACTGCCCCTCGGCGCTCGGCTGCATGGCCTTGTAGACGGTCTCGTTGGTCTCGACGTCCTGGCCCCAGACGAGGTACGGCATACCTTCAGGCCGAGCCTTCCAGTATTGTTTGCGCTCGTCCTTCGCGCCCGGGTAGGCGGCCATCTCAGCCGGGGGCAGGACAAACTCAGGCTGGAACACGGTCGTGAACGCCCGCCAGTGCCCCCTGCTGCGGTCGGGATCGGCGTGGTGGGCGGCCACAGCGGCAGCCCAGAACGCCCCCTCGTCGGACATGACCTTGGCCCGGGGCACGTCGGTGGAGCGGTAGGTGTCGTCCTGGGCAGCCTCCGACGCCTCGATCAGGTCGCGCAGCAGGGGCAGCGCCGCGTCGATACCGCTGCGCACCAGCTCGGTGCCGCCCTCGAAGACCGTCGCCATGGCGTCGCGCTGCTCGAGGTCGGCGCTCCTGGCCATGGTGGCGAGGAACTCGTTGGGCGCCTTGCTCGAGGCGATCAGCACCTCCAGCGGGACGTAGGCGCCGCCGAAGCCAGGGACGTAGTAGTCCTTTTCGTCGATGCCGATGAAGCCCATGGACTTCAGCGCGCGGTCGCCATGCACTCCGTAGGGGTCCTGCTCCCGCGTCTTGGCCTGCAGGCTCTTGTAGAATACCGTGGCGGCCTTGGGGTTGCTCTTGGCGAGCCGGACCAGCTCGACGGTGAGCTGCCAGTTTTGCGCTGCGTCGGCGACGAAGCGGCCCACGAAGTCGCGCACAGGGCCGGGCACCTCGCTGTAGTCGAGCGCCGAGCGCCTGGCTGCCTCCGCCGCCTGCGACACCGTGTCGCCCTCGACCAGCCGGGCCTCGAAGACTCCCCGGCGGTAGCTGACCTCGGCGGCCTCGGCGATCCGCTGCCCCAGCACCTTGGTCACGGGGTTGATCTCGTCGAAGGCCCCAGCCAGCAGCTTGCCGGTGACCCCGCCGATCTTGGCGGCGCGCATGGCCTTGAAGGCGTCGTACAGGATGTCGTCGGACAGCGACCCGATCCGCTGGGTGTCCGTGGCGGTGATCCCCAGGCCCGAGGTGTTGGCCAGCTCGTCGAGCTCCGCGGGCGTGAAGACCCGGCCGTCCTTGGCGTAGAGGGGCCCGCCAGCCAGCCGGCGGTTGACCACCTGCGCCAGCGCGTCGGAGGTGGTCCGCAGGCCCGAGGTGGCGAGGCTCATGATCACCGGGAACAGGGATCGACCAACCACATACGGGATGTTCGGCAGGATGTAGCCGTACTTGGCGGAGGTCGCGACGTTCCGGCCGAACCCGGTCACCACGTTCTCGAAGGCGGCCCTCGCCATCTCCAGCAGAGGCCCGCGGCCGCGGGGCTCGACCGTCTCGATGAACTGCACGAACTCCTCGCCCGACTCGCCGAGCACCTTCTCCAGCCTGCTGGTGATCGGGTCGTAGACGCGCGTCCGGACGGTCCTGGGGAAGATGTTCTCGACCTCCGCCGTCCTTGTGTCGGCCGGGTTGAAGCCGAGTCCACGCAGGCGGTCGGAGATCTCGGCGGGCGTGCGGACCGCGCCGGTCGTGGCGCTGGTCAGCAGCTCATCGACACCGGCCTCCACGAGGTCACGGTCCTTGTAGGTCTTGGCGAGCTGCTTGCGGATACCCTCCTCAAGGATCACCTTGAGCATGGCCTTCTCGTACTCGACGAGGAAACCGGGACCCGAGAAGCCCCGATCAACAGCGCGCACCGCTGCCATGGTGGGAACCGCGTCGACCCCGACGTTGCTGGCCGCACGCGCCTTGCCGTACACCTCTCTGGCCTTCTCGGGGCTCTTGTAGATGGCCTCCAACACCTTGAGCCACACCTCCTCGACAGGCCTGGAGCTCAAGCCGTTGTCGAAGACCTTCGCGAACATGAGCTGGTCGAGGGCCTCATCGACGCTCTTGAACGCCCCCGCGCGCTCTGCGAGATCCTTTCCGAGCTGCCGGACCGTGGCCTGGGCCACGGCTTGGAGGTCTCGCGCGATCTTGGCGCTGGCTGCAGTCTCCACACGAGGAGCCCCGAAGACCCCCCTCACGGTGGGCGCCACCGCCCGCAGCCGTCGAGCCGTCGGCCCCTGGCCCACCAGGCGCTCGAGCGAGGTGCCGATGTTCCGCAGGTAGACCTGGGCGTCGGTGAGATCGCGCGTGTACCGCACCTGCTGGGGCAGCCTGCGCAGCAGCTCTCGGTTGGCGAGCTCGTTGATGACCTGGTCGAGGACTTGGTTGTCGACGGCGACCCCACCACTGCTGGTGGGGGTGGTCAGCCGGCGAGCCAGCTCACTGCCCTGGCCGAGCGCGTCCTCGATCTCGCTGACGCTCCTTGCGGTGAAGTTGGCGCGAAGGCGGATCGGCGAGCCGACGGAGGCGAGCGCGGCGTTGACGGGCTGCGAGACCGCCCTGCTGTACGCATCGACCAGCCTGCGGTCAGCGGTCGAGACGAACCGCTCGCCACGCGCGACGGACTCACGTAGGAACTTCTCAGCTTGGTCCAGGTACTTGCTCGCCTGCGGCGCCGAGCCAAGGGCCCGCCGGATCGCGGCGAGATCGGCGAGCGCCTCGACGTTAGTCCGCTGGGTGGCCGCCTGCCTCCCCTCGATGGCGATCTTGCGCGCCTGCCCAGCCAAGGCCCGCGGCACCGCCACGTTGTCGGTGACGAGCACCAGGTCGTCAGGCACGCTCCTCACGAGCTGGGTGTAGAACCGCTTGGCAGGGGCAGCCAGGTCGCCCTCGCGTACCGCTCGCAGCGAGGCCTCGGTGCCCTCGCCTGCCGAGACCGCACCAGCCCACGGGGACTTGTAGGCGCGGTCGAGAATGGGCCCCACGTCGTCCATCACCTCATCGAAGGTGTTGCTGGTGGGGCGGATCGCCGCCTTGGCCTGCCGCATGACCGCGGGGTCGAGGGCGAGGTCGTTGATCACCTTCTCGGCCACGCGGCGCACAATCCTGCCGTCCGATGCCCGCCCCGGGACGACGGCTGCCACCACGCTCGATCCTGGCAGGTCCGCCCGGATGAACGCCCCGGCCGCCTTCGTGGCGAGAGTGCTCTTAGCCGCGGCCCCGGCGGCGCCCTTGGCGGCCCGAGCGAGCGTGCCTGGGCCAGCGGGGATCGCGATCTCAGAGACCGCACCGGCCCAGAACGCGGCCTCTTCATCACCGTAGACGTTCGCGTACCACTCCCGCGTCTCGGGGCTGTCGAAGAACTCGTCTGCGAAAGTGCGCCCGGACGCGATATTCCTGGCGACGCGACGGCTCTCCGCCTCGATGAAGCCGCGCGGGTCGTCAAGCAGGCTGGGCACCTCGACGCCCGAGACGCGGCGCCGGCCCTCGGGGTCCTTGCTGGTCGGCTCGCGCTCGGTGCTCTCGGTAGCCACGCCGGGCAAGGGGATGGCGAGCTGGGGGATCGAGAGCAGGGCCCGCTCGACGGTCGCGCCAGCCTCGGGGGAGACCTGCCTCACAGCGGCGGTGACCGCGACGATGAGCGGCGCAACCTCCAGCGGGGAGACGACGGCGGGCAGGCCGGCTCTCTTGCGCAGATTGGCGACGGCGAGACCGAAGTCGTCTGGGTCCTTGGGGATGCCGTTCTTGTCGACCTCGTAGCCGAGCCCGCGGAAGTAGCCCTCGGCGGCGAGCGCAGAGAGGGTGCCCAGGCCCGAGCGCAGGGCCGCGCCGAGCTCGGTCTCCACCGTGCCAGGGCCGGTCTCGGCGGCGGTCGAGAGGATGCCGGAGAACGCAGGGCCCGCGAACTCGAACCAGCCGATGTCCTCACCAGCGGCGGCGCGGCGCTGCAGCTCCTTCTCGGACTGGGCGATCCGCTCGGCTGCCCCCTTCGCCGCGGCCGCGGTCATCACGGGCTGCTTGGCGAGGGCCTCCCACAGCTCCTCGCCCGCGGTCGGAGGGCGCAGCTCCCCGGTGTCGGGGTCGCGGTAGAGGCGCACGCCCTCGGGCGCACCAGCAGGCGGGCGGGCCATGGCGAACACATCGGCGGTGGGCTTGGCGCGCAGCTCTCGAGCGGCGCCCTGCTCCCGAGCGCGCAACTCCTTCGACAGCTCGGTCAGGCGGGGCCCCTCGGCAGACGCGGGAATGGCCGTTCTGAGCTGGTTGTCGGTCATCTCCTGCGCCGATCCCGGCGTGCCTGCCGTTGCTGCAGCAGCCTCTGCAGCCGGGAGCTCTCGGATTCGGGAGGGGCGGAAAGTGGGAAGCATGAAGCTCCCCTCCTCGGTCACGGCCGGGGCGCCAGCCTGGACGCTGGTCTCTGCACCGCGGCGCCGGCGCTCCAGCTCTGCACGAGCCTCCTCGATGCGGGCGCCTGGCACTTCGCCAGGGCTGGGCAGCCGCAGCTCCTCTTGCTCGAGCGCGGCTTGTCCCTCGCGCGCGCTGGCCTCCATCTCGGTCTCGCGCGGCGCGAAGGCGGGGACCTCCGCGGGCGGGACAGGCAGCGGCAGAGCTTGAGCAGCGCGCCTACGATCGAGCTCTGCTTGCGCCTCTCGCACGCGGCGCCGGCGCTCGATCTCAGCCTGGGCCTCTGCGATCTCTTCGGAGGTCGCCATCACCGGCCTCCTTCGATCAGGGCTTGAAGCTCCTCGTCGGTCATCTGGCTCACGGGCTTCTTGGCGGGAGCTGCAGGTGCCGGGGCTGGGGCAGGCGCAGGCGCCGCGGCGGGCGCCGGGGCACGCTTGCGCATCGCGTCGATCTGAGCCTCGATCAGCACAGCCCTGGAGATGTCCCCGGCCAGGCGGGCCTGGGCAGCCTTCTGGGCCAGGGTCTGCAGGTCAGCGACCGGCCGGGGCGCGGCAGGCGCCGGGGCGGGCGCAGGGGCCGGAGCAGCTGCCGGGCGGACGGGCGCAGGGGCGGCTGCCGGGCGAGGGCTGGGGGCCTTGGCCGGGGCCTTGGCTGGGGCCTTGGCCGGGGCGGGCGCCGGGGGCGCCCCGTCGAGCTGCGCGGCGCCCTGGCTCATGGCGTCGAGCAAGCCCTGGGCCCCCGGGGGCAAGGCACGCTCAGGGGTGGACGGGAGCACCGCGCCCTTCGACCCGGAGAGCAGGCCGCCCTCCAGCTCGGTGCTGGCCCCAGCCCGCGCACGAGCCTCCAGCTCGGCTCGCGGGGCCTTGAGCGCGTCCACGGTCGGGCTCGGCGCCCGGGGCGGCTGTGCGGGCGCAGGCGGGGGCGCAGGGGGCGCGTTGCGGGCCACCCCCTCCTCGGCTCGGGCGCGGGTGGCGCGGGCCGCCTCGAGCTGGGTGTCGGCCTCAGCGACCCGCGCCCGGTCCGCGGTGCGCTTGGCCTCCTCGGAGGCCTTGGTCTGCTCGCGCTCGGTCTTGACCTGCCCCAGGTGCGAGGCCTGCTCGGGGCCGCCGACCTCCCAGTAGGCCATGGTCAAGGCGATGGCATCGTCGGCGATCTTGCCGCTGTAGCCAGCCTTGTCGAGCTGCCGGCGCAGGTCCTCAATGGAGAGGGGCTCACCCTTGCGCTGCCGCAGCGAGGTGTACTGGATGGCGAGCTGCTGGGCTCGATCTTGGTACTCGATCCGCTCCCCGCTGGAGATGGCCTTGTCGACCAGCTCGTGCGCCCTGATGTAGCTGTTGTAGTCGGGGTCCTTCTGCAGCTTGATGTAGGCGTTCTTCCAGCCCTCTGCCGAGCCGGGGTCGTAGACCTTGTAGCCGCGCGCGATCAGCTCTCGGCGCATGGCCTCCTGGGCGGGGTCCTCGTAGGTGGTCCCGATGAGCTGGGCGCGCTGTTTCTCGAGCTTGGCGACCTCCTGGCGGGCCTTGAGCACGGCCGACTCGAACGCGGTCCGCTGGTCGTTGCGGTAGGCCTTGGCCGCGGCCGCCTCCTTGTAGACCTCGTTGGCGTAGGCAAAGTCCTCGTCGGAGGCGAAGTCCTCGCGCTCGACGGTGCCGTTCTCGAGGCTGCGGATCGCCGCTGCGAAGGCGTCCTCGGCGGTGGTGAAGCTCGTGCCCTGGGGCGCCTTGGTGGTGGCGCGCGCGTCGGCGACCGCCTTGCCGGCGTACCCACCGACAATGCCGCTCGGTCCAGCAAAGTAGGTCGACTCGAAGAGCTGGTTGAGCGTCTCCTGCCGGGCCGACTCCTCGGGCGTCATCGCGCGGGCGCCGCGGGGCTGGGCCCGAGCGCCCTGCACCCGCTGGGGCGCACCGAGCGCGGCCTCGAGCCGGCCGATCCCGGCGTAATCGGCGCCCAGTGCGCTCCTCGCCTGAGAGAGCGCCGCGGCCGCCTTCTCGGCAGAGGTGTTGGGGTCAGCGATGATCCGCTCAGCATCGGCGGCCACCTGCTCCTTGGTCTTGCGCCCGCTCGGGGTCAGCGCCGCCTTCTCCTCAGCGGTCAGCCCGGTGGCCCGCCGGAAAGCGAGGTCCTCGCCAGCACGCCGCTGACGGGCCTGGTTCTGGGCGTCGTACTGCTCCTTGAGCAGCGCAGTGGCGGCCTCCAGACTGGCCGGCGGCTGGGCCTGCAGCGAGGCCTCGAGCGAGGCGGCGGTCTGGCGCGCCTGGTTGATCAGGCTGTCGACGTAGTCGACGCGCTGCTGCTCGGACTCGACCTCCTTGCGGATCTGCTCCACGCGGTAGGCTCCGACGAGGGTGTGCGCGTACTGGTCGAGGTAGAGCGGCCTGCGGCCGGCGAGCGGGTTCGTGCGGGGAGCCATGGTCTCGCTCCTCAGCGGCGGGTGGGGGCGGTCGAGGTGAAGCCGCCGAAGGTGTAGCCAGCGCCGCCGGGGGCGTTGTAGCGGAGCAGCAGGCTCTCATCTGGCTCCATCCGGGCCTGGGCCTCGACCTGAGCGAGCTTGACCTGCTGCATCTGGGCGAGACCGGTCTCGGCGACGCCGCCGGCCCCAGCCAGCCCACCCGAGACCGCCTGGGCGATGCCCTGGGCGCGCATGGCCTCAGCCTCGCGCTGCTGCGCCCGAAGCGCGTCGATGCGGGCGCGGTCGATGTCGGCCTGCTGCGCGTTGAGCTGCTCGACCTGCACGTTGCGGGCCTGCCGGGCGCCGATCTGCGCGCCTGCCTGGGCCTGCTCGCCGAGGAAGACCTCGCGCCCGGAGATCGCCCCGCCGAGGCCGCGGGCGGCCGCCTGCTGCAGACCTGTGGCCTGGAGCTGCCGCTGGGCACCCGCCTGCTCGGCAAGGAACTGCTGCTCCAGGGCGCCGCGCTGGCGCTCGGTCAGGCCGAGGTTGCCGGCCTTCTGCCGGTCCTGCAGCCGCTTGAGCTCGGCCTGCTCCGCGTCGTCGAGCTGCATCTTCTTGCCGGCCCGGGCGGTGCCGATGCCTTGAGCGATGCCGGAGCCTGCCTTGGCGATGCCGGCGCCCAGGAGGGCCAGGGTGATCGGGTCCATGGTGGCTCCTTAGAGGTAGTAGGCCTCGACTGCGACGCCCCAGTTGACGATGCCGCAGCGGTCGGTCAACGAGTGGATGGCGAGGCCGAACGTCGCCGTGCCGACCGCGTCGTAGTCGATGGCCATGGTCCCCTGCCTCGACCCATGTCCACCCTGGGTCGTGTAGGGCTCCTGCGTGCCGATGGGCGAGGTGGACTGCAGGCCCCAGGCGTTGTTCCGCGTCTCCTGCACCCAGGGCAGGTAGGACGTGAGCGCGGTGTTGGCGTTGCCCAGCCACGGCAGAATGAAGACCTGGCGGTTCTCCTCGGCGAGCTGGTAGCCGGCCGTCGACTCGTCGGGCCCGTTCTCGAGGTCCCACCAGTAGTGGAACAGCAGCTTGGCCGACCGCCGGATGGCCAGCGAGAACGAGGTCTGCGGGAAGTTGTGGACCGAGATGCTGCTCTGGCGGCCGTTCCCCGAGAGGAATTTGGTCGCGAAGGTCAAGCGCACCTCGGCGCCGCCGGCCCACTGGCCGCCCTGGTAGCCGGTCACGCCGTGCTGGAGCCCCTCGAACGGGCTCTTCTCTGGCGGCTGGATGTGCCGGGTGTCGATCCACTTCGAGTTGAGCAAATCGCCCGCGATGATGCCGCGGTGCAGGTAGACGCGCAGGGCCTCCTCGTTGCCCTCCAGCGCGGCTGCGGTCAGCACGGTGCCGTCGACAAAGGTGGTCGGTGGAGCGAAAGCCATGGTGCCTCCTCAAGCCTTGCGCATCAGCAGGGCCTGGATCGACCCGCCATTGTAGTCGAGCCTGCAGTCGGCTGCGGTGATGTCGCTGCGCACGAGGTAGTTGTTCGTGCCGTTGTTGAACGCACCGAAGGGCCCGCTGAACACGACCCTCAGGCCATAGATGGTCTGGGGGATCGCCGCGGCGTAGTGCCAGGCGCCGTCCACGGTCGTCCAGCCGACGCCCCCGCGGCTCAGGCCGGCCGGGTCGAGCGGGCTCTGGCGGCTGTCGAAGCGGCCGGCGGCCGGCGCGTAGGCGGTCTCGAGCTGCGAGGCGACCACCGAGCTGGCTTGGCACGCGGACAGCAGCTCGCCGCCTCGGCCTGCGCCTGCGACCACGGTGTTGAACTCGCCTTGCCCAGGCACGTTTGCCCAGTTGGTCAGCGCCGCCGAGGTGATGTCCCACTGCAGCCAGAACACCCAGCAGCCCAGGCCATTGCTGACGGTGATGGCGGCGGGCGGGCTGCTCTTGTCGTCGAAGGTCCACACGAGGTCGTTGCCGGCCGCCTCCCAGTCCCGAGCGCCGTCCCAGTACGGATGGACCGCGAGGTTCCAGTACACGCGCAGGATGTTCGAGGTCCCGAGCGACCAGCCCGCGCCGAGAACCAGCGGGGTCGGAGCGGCGCCCCCATCACGGACGATGTGAGGCGCGTCCCCGGTGATCTGCCCGTTGACGGTGTTGTAGGAGTTGTGGAGCAGGTTGACATCGCCGATGGTTCCGATGGCAAGCTGCGTCGCCAGGAACTTGGCCGACGTGAACTGCGGCAGGTCGCAGGCCGCCCCGCGCAGGTTGAACGCATCCAGGGCGCCTGGCTGCACGAAGGCGGTGAATCGCTGGTTGAGGGTGGCGGCGTTGACGGGATCGCCGTCGGCGACGGGCGGGGTGATGATCCTCGACATTAGCGATACCTTCCGATTGCGAGGTAGCGGCTGTTCCAGAGGTGGCCGTAGGGCACGGTGTCTCCAGCCCGGGTGGTGTTCGCCGCGTCCTCGCTGGGCGGGGTGATCTGGTACTGGAGCTCGACCGAGAGGTCGCCGGGCGGCAGGTCCGCCGTCCCGACCAGCCGGGTGGTCTGGTGCATCGAGGCGCCGCGGCGCTCAGCGATGACGATGCCGTTGACCACGATCCGCAGCCTGACGTAGTTGGGCGAGCCGGGGAAGCCGTCGCTCACGCCGCGCGCGAAGATGTTGTTGGCGACGACGTTGCAGCTCCACTCGAAGAACAGCGAGCCGCCCTTGAACCCGGCCAGCACGAGAGGCGCCGTCGAGATCGAGACCCAGGTGCCCATCGAGCGGGCCACCGGCATGGTGGTCGAGATCCAAGCGTTGGCCGGGATCGAGTCGTCGCGCTCCTGCTGCTGCTCGCCTGCGGCCGGTGCAGGCGGGTAGGCCGCGGCCGCCCAGACCTGGTGCAGGGCCCCGTCCACGAGGCGGGTGTCGTCGAGCCATCCCTGCGGGAGCTGCGAGCGGTCGAGCGTCGAGGCGGCGCCCTGCTGCGCCCGCATATCGTCGTTGAGCAGGCCCGGGCTCACCGCACCACCAGTCCTGGCCTCAAGCTGCGTCCATCGCTTCATGGGGTCTCCTTAGGCCTTGACGCCCGGAATGGTCCGGGTGCCCTTGGTCTCGTAGTCGTACTCGAAGCCGATCAGGACAACGTCCTCGTCGGTCTCGATCTCGAAGCACAGCCAGGCGGCGCTCTGCTGCGCGGCGGAGAACCGGAGCGGCACCAGCCGGGCCTCTCGGAACGCGACGCCCTTGCCGGCCAGCACCGCCTTGCCGAGCACCGGGAGCGGCGCCGCGTCGGGCGGCTGCGCGAAGTAGGTCTGCTCCAGGATCGGTACGAGGTTGAAGTCCTTGAAGTGGCGGAGCTGGACCTTGATCTCGCCGGTCGTCAACATGTTGAAGATGATGTAGTTGAGCTGCTTCAAGATCTGGAACGAGCCGAACGAGACCCAGGCGGAGCGGTAGCGCGAGGTCGGCGGCGGCGCCCAGACGAAGGCCTGCCCGCTGTAGACCTTGCCCAGGGCCCGCTTGCCCGAGACGACGAAGAGCCCCCGCTGCGCCGTGTCGTTGCCGGCCTGCGCGCCGGTGTGGTGTCCGAAGACGACGGTGCCGTCGAAGAGGGTGGAGACCGCCCCGACGGGGAAGCCGACCCGCGTCGACCAGGCCGTCGCTGCGCTGGCCTCGTTGCCCAGCCGCTCGGCGTGCAGCACGAGCCCGAGCTCGGGCCGGTCGCTGCCGTCGACAGGGACGTAGAGCTGGTACTCCTTCATGGCGGCCGACCAGCAGGCCACCGCCCGGGCGTGGCAGTCCGGCGTGATTCGGCCGATGACCTCGTCCTGCCGAGCCGTGAGGCCGATCAGCTCGGAGACCGCGCCGCCCTCGAGGCCACCGATGATGGCGTAAACGCCGTCCAGCGCGAGGAACACGACGCCCAGGCCAGGGACCGCAGCGATGGTGTGGGGTGCTCGGCAGGTCACGCTGTTGCTGATGGTGGTCACGGTGAAGCCGTTGACCGGGTCACCCTGCACGACGTCGATGCCGTTCTCGCGAAAGACCAGCAGCGAGGTGTAGCTGGCGTAGAGGCCGGTGATGCCGCCGCCGTCGCCGCTCAGCTCGATGAAGCTCGCCGCCGAGAACTGCTCGATCAGGCCGGGTGTGCTGTAGAACAGGGTGCGGGAGTCGATGACTCCGCCGTCCAGCCAGAGGCAGCCCTGCCACAACGCCGAGAATCGCACAGCAGGAGAAGGAAGGGGGCCGGTTGCGATCTCAGGGGAGGGCTGCCCAAGCTGGTTGGTGGGGTTCGCGTCGAAGAACAGCGTCTCGACGTTGTTCCTGACAATGTCGACCAGGTACAGCGTGGTGTCGCCCGCGGCCGGGGCGTCGCTCGCGTAGTTGGCCGTGCGGTAGATCTTGCGGGCGACGGTGCCCTTGGGACCGATTGGAATGTCGACAGCGACACCATAGTGGAAGCCCGTCGACCCGGCGGGCATCTCCCAGCCCGTCGAGGAGAGGCTGGAGATCGGCCCCTCGCTCCCGGTGTCGCTGATGAAGCTCACCGCCCAGCCGTAGGTGGCCTGCTTGTCGGGCGCGGTGCCGGGGTTGCTGGCGTAGCCCAGGCCCCACCTGCCGCCCCCGGGGGTGCCGTCCGGCTGGCTCGGGCTCCACAGCGTCATCGCGCCGGCGCCGCTGGCCTTGGTTGGGCCCACCACAGGATCGAGCGGCCGCACGCGGCGGGGCGCCGGGGGCGTCGGGAGGCCGTCGAAGCCGAAAGGGCGCACGCACTGGGCGATGGTGTTGGCCGACTCAGAGGCGTCCCCCAGCGGCCAGGGCTTGACGAGAATGGGCCTGTCCACGCCGTTCGTGATGACCGTGCCGTAGCTCGTGGTCGTGTACCAGCTCGCCGCGTCCGCAGGGGTGGGCACCGCCCGGCCGGTGGCCACGGTCCGCAGCACGTCGGTCCCGCCGGCCTCGTAGAGCAGGTGCAGGTTCCCGCCCTCCTCGAAGAGGATGTGCTGCCGGGCGCCGGACGCCAGGGCCTGGGCGACGTGCAGGGACGTGATCGGGCCGCTGGCGCCGAACGGGGTCCAGCTCGAGGCGTTGACGACGTAGGGCTCGTACCCGATGCGGGTCGACCAGCCGCCGGTCGTCCGGTCGATGAGCACGTTCTCGAGCCGCCCGGCGTTCCCAGCGCCCTGGGGGAGCAGGGTGTCGAGCCCGCCAGCTACGTCGACTGCGAAGGTCTGCGAGGGCTGCATGGGGGCTCCTTAGGGGATCAGCCGAAGCGGGCCGTAGGGGTTCATGCCGTAGCGGCCCTGCACCGCCGGGCTGCCCTTGATGATCCGCCGGGGGACCACCTTGAGGTAGGCCTGCTCAAAGCCCTGGTACTTCACCAGCTTCTTGCGGGCGTAGACCTGCGAGAGGGCCTCGTTCCCCAGCTTGGAGGTCAGGGACTCGAGCGCGTCGAACGCGATGAGCTCGGCGTAGGCCGCGGGGATCAAGGGCGCGTCCTGGTCCTCGTACATCTTGGCCGGGTTGATCAGGCTGCGGGTGAGCACCGCCTGGTTGCCGCTCGGATGGGGGTAGAGCAGGATCGACTGGTAGCGCCCGCTGTTGTTGGCGCGGTAGCGGATCGAGGTGCTCTGGAAGGCCTGCCCCGAGAGGGTGCCGAGCGAGAGGTCCGGGTTGAGGGTCACGCCGCCGGCCGGGGTGATGGTGTCGACCCCGAGCGCGCCGAAGCCCTGGCCGCCTGCCGAGCGCACCCGGACGGGCGCCAGGATGCCGGCCTCGGGGCAGGTGAAGTAGTAGCGTCGGTAGAATCCGGTCGTAAGCGGCAGGGTCTCGGGCGTGAACCGCAGGGTCTCGGTGTCGGAGAGCTCGAAGGTCTGCACCTGGCTGAGCGCGCTCTCGAAGCCGTCGCTGACCTGCAGGGGGTACACCGGCCCTGGCGTGCTCAGCGGCGCGAGGACGTTGACCATGTAGACCGTGATGGTGCGGACGCCCTGCCCAGCGGCGGCGGCCACAACGACCCCACGCGGCGTCCTGGGGGCAGCGACGGAGCGGCCGGCGGACGGCAGGTAGCACTCGATGGTGCCGAGCAGCTCCCGGTCGAGGTTGCTGGCGTCGCGCTCGAACTTGCTCAGGGGGCTGGCCTGCGCGGGAACGCCGACCACGGGGTCGGATACGTTCTGGACCTGCACCACGTCGCTGGGCAGGTAGACCTCGCGCCGCTTGACCTTGGCGGTGTAGGACCCGGTCACCCCGGCGAAGTCGCGGTCGATGTAGAGCTGGTTCGTGGCCGAGACGTAGGCCACGGTGTAGCGGCTGAGCTGGCCGGCCGAATCGGTGATCTCGAGCGTGGCGCCTTCCAGCTCAGAGCCCGGCTTGATGGCCGAGGTGCTGTAGGGGAAGGGGCCACCCGTCACGGTGCCGCTGCCGTTGACCACGCCCACAGCCACGGTACTGTCGGTCCAGACCTGCAGGGACTGCTCGCGCTGGGCGAAGTCCCAGGGGCGGTCGGTGAGGATGCGGGTCTGGCTCTCGTTGAGCAGGGCCACGACCTGGGCCCGGTAAGCCTCGTTGTCCGGGTCATAGTCGAGGACGTTCCCGATGTAGGAAAGCAGCTCAGCGAGGTTCATCGCGGCTCCTAAGGCAAGGCCCCGACCGCCCGGGTGGACGGTGGGGCCAGTGTACCCTGTGGGGCAGGGCAGCGAGGCTCAGAACGAGTTGCGCAGCACCATGGCCTCGGCCTTGTTGCTGGCCGCGAGGGTCAGGCAGATGGCGGCGAGGTTGCAGTTGGCGGCGTCAGCGGTCGTCGCGCGGCCGGAGGTCGTGGTGTCGAGGGCCACCGCCACGCCGGCCGCGGTGCCGGTCGCGATGTTGGCCTCAGCGACGTAGCCGCCGATGACGACGTCCACCCTCTGGCCGGCGGTGGCAGCGGCGAGCGCCACGCCGACGGTCGGCACGCCCAGGGCGACGGCGCCGCCCGAGGTGTCCACGACCACGACGTAGAGCGCCTTGTCCGCGCCGGTCTTGGTGCCGTCGAGCGACACGAAGTCGCCCTTGGCGATGGTGCCGCCAGCGAAGAAGGTCTCCACCTGGCTGCGGTTGCTGGTGGCCGCGCCCTCGCCGGGCTGCAGGAACTGGATCAGGGTCGAGGTAGCCATGTGATCAGGCCTCCGCGTCGATGAGGAGAGCGTGGCTGGCGAGGTGGCCAGTGCTCAGGTTGAAGCGGCAGAAGACCATCGCGGCCTCGGTCGCGGTGCCGGGAACCGGGAGCATCGGGCCCATGTTGAACCAGCCGTCGACGTCAGCGATCAGCTCGAACTGGTCGGAGCTGAGCAGCATGGCCGAGACCTTCTTCGCGCCCATGGCCGAGGAGGCCGAGGCGGTGAAGCCCAGGTTCGGGTCGGTGTAGATCTTGGCACCCCGGTAGGTGGCAACCATCTGCTGGTTCAGGCCGTCGCGGTCGGTGACCGTGATGTACTGGATCTTGTTGTCGAGCAGGTTCAGGAACGCCGAGTAGCAGGACGGGGACATCAGCATGATGTCCGGGTTCTTGCCGGTCGGGTTGAAGAGCTGCGCGAAGATGAACATCTGGTCGATCTTCGCGATCGTCAGCGTTCCACCCCCGTCCACGAACTGGTTGAACCAGTTTTGGGCGCGGAAGGTGGTCTTGCTCAGGCCGCCGACGGTGTTGGTCTGGGCGGTGCCAGCCACGCCCTCGAGCCAGCCCGTGGTGTTCGGCGCCACGAGGTTGGTGCCGTTGCCGTTGAGGGTCTGGAGCGCGGTGAGTCGGGAGCTGTCACCCACGATGAGCTGCCGGCAGACCTCCTTGCGGAGGGCCAGCATCACGTTCTTCACCTTGCTCTCGAGGATGTTGACCACCGCGAGATCGCCCTTGTTGGCGGCCTTCTCAACGGCGCTCAGCACGATGGGCTGGGTGAAGTTCGCGAACTCGTACTTCGCCAAGTAGAACGGGTCGGTCACCGCCATGTTCACGGGCTCGAAGCCGTTGTTGAGCTGGGTGATCGAGCTGTGGTCGCCGAAGATCACGGGCTGCTCGATGCGGCTGCCGCCCGAGACCTTCTTGAGGTTGCCGTGCTCCTCGATCGCGCGGATCAGCGGGTGGCTGACGAAGCTGTTGTCGATCAGCTTGTCGCGGAGGAGCTGCAGGGTGGTTGCGAGAATCGAGGCGTTGATGGGCACGGTGGCCTCCTGTGGAAGACGTTGGACTTGGTCCGGCGTGTCCCAGAGGGGTGCCGTGCGCTTGCGCGCTGCGAGGGGAGCAGGGCCCTGTTCCCGCTCCGGCGGCCCCGCCTTTACGGCGGAGGGCTCGGGTGGCGGGCAGGTGCCCCATGGGCCTCAGCTTAGCCGAGGGATCGAGCGGTGCGCAAAGGTCACGCCTTGCCGTGCATGGCCTGGGCCTGCGCCAGAATGTCGGCGGCGCTCATGCGACGGATGCTCGAGGCGGGCGCGGGGGTGTTCGTCCCGCCCCGGCGCGGCACGGCGGTGGCGGTCTCGGCCGCGGCCTTGCGGGCCTTGCGGTCGGCGGAGGCGGCGGCGGCCTCCTTCGCGGCGTTGAGCTTCGTGGCCCGGCCTTTCGCGGCCCAGTAGGCGGTCTGCAGATCAAGGTTGGGATTGGACTCCAGCAGGGCCTGCACCTCGGAGCGCAGGGCCGTGTCGGTCTTCAAGTCGGGGTTCTCGGCCAGGAACGACTGGTAGGCGTCCTGGGCGCTGGCCACCTCGTACTCCTGGCGCATGGGCTCGAGCACCTCGTCGAGCCGGCGGCGGACCTCCGCCTCGATGCGGGCGTTGATGGAGCCCTCGTCGAAGGGGTCGTAGTCGGGGAGCTGGACTTGGGCCTTGAGCTTGGCCTGCCCCGAGAGCAGCGCCTCGCGCTCGCGCTGCGCCTCCTTGCGGACCTGCGCGGCCTCCTGGGTCTTCTTCGTGTAGTCGGCCTGCATGGCCTTCATCAGAGCAGCGACGTCGGGCGGCACACGCTTCAGCGCGTCGTTCCAGCTCAGCTTGCCGGTGCCCTCGCTCGCCACCTGCTCGTCGAGCTCGGCTGCGGGGTCCTTCGGCTGGGCCTTGGGCTTGGGCTCGGCCTTGGCCTTGGCCTCGGGCTGCGCCTCAGCCTGCCCGGCCTCGACGGCGGCGAGCACCTCCTCGGCGATGGTGCGGGCCGGGGCGGTGTTGCCCGCGGGGTTGATGTCGGTGGTGCCAGCGGCGCCCGTGTCCAAGAGTCCCATGATCTTCTCCTGCTCTCACTTGTCGCCGAGGAGGCGAAGTGCCGCCCCGACCTTGAAGTACCAGCCGGGGTTCCAGCCAGGCGCGGGCGAGAACTTGATCTCCTTGCCTCGCCAGTTGTTCCCCATGTTGAGCGTCTCGACGTTGTTGATCCGCGAGACGATGAACGTCCTCCACCCAGGCATATCGCCCGCCTGCCGCTCGCTGTCGGTCGCGTCGCTGCGCCGGGAGATCGTGTTGCTCTGCGAGGTCGAGGTGGGGTCGACGTACATGTGGAGGTAGATCGTGCCGTTGAAGGCCTTCCAGAGCGCATGGGGGTTCCCGGTCCGAGAGCCGGAGATGCCCACCACGCTGCCGTCTCGGCGAATCCACTTGTCGGTGTAGTTGAACCTGACGCTCTTCTGCTCCTTGATGGCGCGCGAAAGAGCGACGACGGTCCCCGCGGGCGAGCTCTCGTAGGCCTCCACCGTGAAGGTCTGCGCCGGCAGGGCGCGCCGCGCGAAGGGGCCCTGGAACCCGAGCGCGGTCGCAGCCTTGGTGGCGAGCGACTTCAGTGTGGTGGCGGCGGTTTTGAAGAAGCCCACGGGAACCTCCTTGGCTCAGCGGCGCATCCGGCTCATGAACAGGTCGTCGCCCTTGCCCTTGCCGAGGCCGTTGCCCTTGCCGGCCGGGACCTTGACCTCGACCTCGACATCTTCGCCCTCGTCCTCGCCGCCCATCGCGGCGTCGAGCTCCTCGTCCGGGCCCAGGCCCTGCGACAGCTCCTCGCCCATGGCCTGGTCCTCGTCGAGGAAGGCCTTGAACCCGGGGTCGCCCGCCAGGCCGGAGAGGTGGGCGGTGATCGCGGTCAGCTCGCTGTCGCCTCGGATCTGCCCCAGGCCGACGGGCAGGGGCTGGCCGTAGTCGGCGGCCATCTGCGCCAGCATGGCCAAGAACCGCACGTCATCGGGCTCGAGGCTCGGCACCGGGCCGGTGTAGGTCTCGACCTCGACGCCCTCGATCCCGACCTGCGAGAGCAGCGAGGCCACCGCCTTGGCGAGGGCGGTGACGACGCGCGGGCTGTAGGGCTTCTCGGGCGGCGGCACCAGCCCGGCCAGCTCGTCGCCGACGGCGGCGTCCGCCTGCTCGGTGGCGGCCATCAGGTCAGGGGGCATGTCGCCCGTCATCTTCGCACCAAACTTGAGCGGCATGTCAGACCTCAGGGGGCGTGGGGGTAGGGCCCGCGGGAGGAGCGGCGGGCGGGGGCGGGGCGAGCTTAGCGAGGTCCTCGGGGAGCTGGAACGCACGGACCACCTCTTCGAGCACAGCCTTGGGATCTGCGCCGAGCTGCACGAGCAGCGGGGCCACGCGCTCGAGGGTCTGCTGCTTCGCGAAGGTGCTCATGGGGGTGCTGCCCGCGTCCACCGCCCAGTACCGGAAGTCGCCGGTCAGGTCCGCCGCCGAGAGGATGGTGGGGCCGACGGGGTTAGGCAGGTCGAGCGCCTCGCTCTCGTCGCCGAGGATGACGCTCAGCACCACGTTGTAGGTGAACGCGATGGAGGTGATGGCCGCGTCTCGGATGCGGGCCATGCGGCCGATCTCGCTCGAGGTGTAGGTGGCCAGCAACTGCTGCTCGGTCGCGGTCGTCCCGGTCGCCTCGCCGCGCGTGAACGGCGCCAGCACGCCGGCCTGGTCGATNTCGTTGCTGACGGTCAGGGCGTAGGCCTCGATGTCGGCCGGGATCGGCGCGTTGGGGACGGGGACCACGTTGCCATCGAGCGGGGTGCCGGGCTGCGCGTCGACCTCGACGAACTCGCCGTCGATGCCCTCGGCGATCTTGGCGCAGGCATCCTCGGAGAGGAACCCGGCCCGAACCATCCACTGTCGCGCCATGCGCCGGACACCCCGAGACTGGTAGGTCCGCATGACGTTGATCTCGCGGAACTGGTCGAGCGACCGGCCCACGAGGCTGTAGCCACGCATGGGGTAGTCGGGGTCGCGGCTGAAGTACAGCGGGATGATGGGCACCACCGGGCGCCCGCTCGCCGACTTGTAGGGGATGCCCGTGGTCTCGTGCTGCAGCTGCACCTCGGGGGTCTCGGCCTCAGCGCCGGCCTCCTCCTCCAGCGCGCCGACCTGCACCTGCACGCCCTCGAAGACGAAGTCGCTGGCGTCGAGGTAGTCGGGGCACCAGACCACGAGCTTGTCGTCGAGCAGGTCGTACATCTCGACCACGCGCACCCACTGCTCGGTGCTCGGGATCGCCGCCTGGGCCCCTTGGCCGGTGAACGTCGCGGTCACGCCCAGGCCGCCCTCGCGCGTGGCGCCAGCCGCCTCGATCCACTTGACGTAGGGGTGCGGCCGGAAGTCCTCAGCCTTCTTGCTGTACCGCTTCACCGCCTCGTCGAGCGGCATCTGGTAGGCATGGCCGATGTGCCGCTGCTGGTCCCAGCTCGCCGCGGCGGCGTCCACGATGATCTCCCACGGCGGGATGGCCGAGCAGGCCACGCGCTTCAGCGGGTCGACGCTCTGGACCGGCGCCAGCTTGAGAAACGAGCAGGGGTAGATGAGCGCGAGGCGGGTGGCGTCCTCGAGCTGCTCCCGCACCGAGAGCAGGTACTGGTTCGCCGTCGCCGCAGCGACCTGGGGGTTGCCGCGGGCCCGCAGGTCGGGCTCGACGTTGACGGCGGGGTCCTTGGCGTAAAGCGAGCCGAGGTAGCTCTCGACCACGGCGTAGGCCTTGGGGAGCTGGGTGCGCTCGCCAGCCGAGGTCAGCGCCGGGTCGTTCCAGCGCGTCATGTACAGGCGCCGGTACTGCCGGAAGGAGTCGCGCAAGGTGTCGAAGTAGTCGTCGTGCGACTTCACCAGCTCGGCGACGGATTGGGGGGTCAGCATGCGGGGCCTCGTGAGGCTGGGCCTCAGGCGTGGGTGTTGCGCAGCCGTCGGGCTCGGGCCTGCGCCAGGAACGTGTGGACCCGGTTCTCGGCGCTCCCCTTCGTGCTGCGCCAGCTCGGGGGGATGTCTCGCAGGCACCGGTACGCCAGAGCGCAGGCCATCGCGGCGTCGTCATGGGCGCCCTGCGGCGCCTCGGGGGCGATCTTACCCCGTGGGATCGTCAGGCTGCGCAGCTCCAGCCAGGTCGTCCGGTCGAGCGCCCGGATGAGCTGGGCTGCCTCCCGCATCGAGTCCATGGCGTCCAGCTTGCTCTGCAGGGTGGTCACCCAGGCCTTGCCCTCGGGTGAGACCCAGAGCTGTCGGTAGCGGACGTGCTGTAGCTCGAGCAGCAGGGCGTGACCGTGGTTGTTGCTCTCCGCCAGCACCAGGGCGGTGTTGTAGCGGGTAGCCACCTGCACCACTCGGTGGGCCCAGAGCGCAGGGGTCAGCCGGTTCGTGCGCTCGGTGTAGACCACCTGGTTGGTGGCGACGGACACGACGCACAGGGCGCTGTAGTCGCTGCCCACGCCGCCGCTCACGTCCACGCCCATGACGTAGCGGTCGTGCTGGTGCGGCGCCTCCAGCTCGCAGACGGCCAGCTCCCCCTGCCCGCCGACCTGGGGCTCGAGGACCTCCACCCCCGCGAGCAGGCTGGAGTCGAGGTAGCCGCCCTCCCGGTCGAGGAAGCAGTCGTCGAGGCAGGCGGGGTACTCGCGCCTGAACTTGTGGTCGCTGCCGATTCGAGTTGCGGTGCGGCGCCGCCAGTGCAGTTGCCCCAGGTCGAGGCCGTACATCGCGCGCAGCTTGATCTCGTCTTCGGTGAGGCTTTGCTCGAAGCCGGCCGGGATCAAGTCGGGAGCGTCCCTGTACTTGGGGTGCTCCCACCAGAATAGCGTGAGGAGCGTCCATCCATTGTCCGGCGCCCCCATCACGAGGCTGCTGAAGAAGTCGCCGGGGTTGTGGGCCGTGCTCTCCACGATCAGCAGCCCGTCGCCGACAGCGGCGTCCACCTGCGCCACAACCTCCTCGAGGTCAGGAGCGTAGGCCGCCTCACTGATGACCGCGGCAGTGGGCGAGAAGGATCGCAGACCACCGCTCGTAGATCGCGAGGTGAAGGCCTTGATGCTCGCCTGGGTGTCCGCGAACTGGATCGCCCCAGTCTTCGCCGTCGAGAGCTGGCGCCGCAGGAGCTTCGGCGTATCCTCGACCCAGCGCCGGTTCTCCGCCAAGAGCGACGTCGCGGAGTCGTCTCTCATCGACACAAGGGCGTGCATCGCGGCGTTCTTCGTCGTCGTCGCCAGCCACTGCAGCACGACCTTGCAGCCCGTGGTCGCGGCGACCTGCCTGGCCTTGAGGATCACGATGCGCTTGGCGCCGCCCTCCACCGCGGCGAAGATCTTGTCCTGCATCGGCAGGCTCTTGAACGGGATCAGCTTCTTGCTGTCCTTGTCCTGCACCTGCAGGGTCTTCGCAAACGCCGGCAGGCTGCCGAGCGCCCGGGCCATCTTGGCTCGCAGGGCGCTTGGCACCGTCCGGGGGACGAAGACCTCCTCGGCAGGGACCATGTTCAAGGTTCAACCTCCCTATTGGGCCAGTCGCAGCAGGTCGCCGAGCTGGTCCGCGTCGTCGGTGCCGTCCTCGGCGGAGGCGGTCTTGTCGGCCTCGCGCTCGAGCTTCGCCAGCTCGTTGACCTGCTCCAGCGTCCACTGCGCCAATCGCGTCGACATCGGAGTCGCCCGCTTGCCCGCCGTGCCCTGCACCGTCGCGGTGATCAGGTCCGAGGCTGCAGGCGCCAGCCGAATCAGCTCCTTGCGCGCTTCCTCCGCCGCCAGGATCGCGCTCGGGTGGGCCGCCTTGTAGACGTCGACCCAGCGCCGGATCACCGGGGGCTTCCACTTCGTGATCGCCGGCTCAGAGCACAGCCCGGCTCTCGCCGCGGCGTAGGGCTCTCGCCCGGTCCGCGCCAGCCATGCGACCACCTGCCGCTGCATCGACGTCAGCTTGGCGTCGAGCTCCGCCCACTTCACATCCGCTTCGCAAGGCATTGTACCCACTCCCTTTCGTACGACTCCCACACGGGAGCGCCAGGCCCATCATACCGCACCAGCCAGCGACCGCGCCGCCACCGCCCGCCTGTGTTACGCACGGCCGGGGCCTAACGCGCACCAACAGCGCCCCCTCGGATGGTCCGGGGGGGCGCTCGTGCGTCAGGCCTCGTGCCAGTCACCGAGGGCCCTACGGTTGTTCCACCGCTCGACAGCGTCCTGCTCGGTGTGGCTGGAGACCCTCGTCCAGCACCACTGGCAGACGACCAAGTGGACTTCGCCTTCGAGGTCGAGGGCTGCGGTCCGGCTGCAGAACGGACAGGGCCTCAGCTCCACCTGGTCCGCGGCCTCATCCTCTTCCTGCCAGAGGTCGAGCAGTCCGAGCTCGCCCTAGTCCTGCCACGCTTCGCTCTCCGCCTCGGTCATCGACACGCACCAGCGGCAGGGCGGGCTCAGGTGGCACGCGCAGCACGCCCCGCGGTTGTACAGGTCTCGGGCCTCGCTCACCGGTCACCTCCGCAGCGCAGCGCGCTCGACCAGGTCGAGCTCGGCGCGCAGCCACCGGCCTGCCCGAGCTCGTAGAGCACAGCAGCCTGCGCCTCGAGCCGACCGGTGCCTCGCGCAACCTGCTCGAACCGGTCCACCTCGGCCTCGGCAGCCCGCTGGCACGCTGCGTCGAAGTCGACCCATGCCCCCCACGCTGCCTGCAGCACGATGCCCACGGCGAGAACGCCCACGCTCAGCAGCTCTTCAGCTCGCATCTTGTCTACCTTCATCCTGTCCTCCTGGAACCTGCAAGTCCCGCTTGACAGTAGCCTGGTGCGTCTTGTGCGTCAACCGCTCCGCACGATCCTCGCAGCGACCGCAGCGTGCGCTGCAGTCGGCGCAGGCACCGGCGGCGGGGGCGGCGCCCACACACGCCTCGGCGGAGGCGGCGCCCACACACGCCTCGGCGGAGGAGGCACGTCGCCGAGCTGCCGGGCCAGCCAGGGACAGAGGGTGCCGACCCACGCCACGAATGCATCCTCATCGAGCGTCCCGCTCGCTCGGCGCTCGTGCGCTGTGCGCAGCTTCCTCGCCAGCGCCTCTGCGGCGCCCGGGTCAGCAGTCCCCAGGCTGAGCTCCTGCCAGTGGTGCCACGCGACACCCAGCGCGATCTCTACACGGTCCATGCTGCCTCCTCGCCCTAGAAGGGGATGTCGTCGCCGTCGTCGTCGTCGATCCCCAGCGCCGCCCGTCGGCGCTGCGACTCCTCTGCGAACTGGCGCCGCAGCGCTTCGTTCTCCTGCTCCTCTCTCCGCTCGCGCTCCTGCACCGCGATCTGGTACGGAGTCAGCGGCTGCACCTGCACAGGCAGCGACTCCGCTGGGCGCGCCTCGAGGTCGTGCTCGTGCGGCCCCTCCATGCCACGCCAGGTGCGCCGCTCGGCGTACTCGTGGTGGGCCAGGATCAGCTTCAAGTCGCGCGTCCGGTCGCTGCCCCCTCGCTCCTCCCCTCGGAGCCAGGCAGCCTGCGGATCAGGGGCGCGCAGCACCCACGTCCAGCCGTCGATGATCTGCTGCGGGCTCTGGCGCCGCAGGGCGCGGCGCAGCTCGGGCAGCCAGGTCTCGACCTTCAGCGGGCGCCCACCAACGTGCCGCTCCAGGCGCATGGCATCGAGGCGGCGCAGCAGGTCCTCTGCAGTCGCGCGCTCTGCTGCGCTCGGCGTCCGCTTCTCATCCCGCTCAGGAGGCGGAGCCGACGTGTTTGCTTCTCTGTCGGTGTGGCTGTTCGTGTCTCTGTCTCTGTCTTCTATAGGGGCCCCTGAGCTGCCCCTGAGCTGCCCCTGAGCTGCCCTTGTCCTGCCCTTCGCCTGCCCTTCGCCTGCCCCTTTGTGCTCGACAACGGCGTGCGCATCAGGGGTAGGTCTGCCCCTCGTCTGCCCTTTGTCTGCCCTTGGCCTGCCCTTGGCCTGCCCTTCGTCTGCCCCTGCGCTGCCCCTCTGAGATGCGCGCTCGGGTCGCTCGTCGCCAAAGCGCGCGTCCGCCCACCATTCTACGTCAGCGCAGACCAGCCGTGCGCCCTTCTCGGTCACGCCCCAGCGAGCTGCCAGCTCTCGGTAGCTCGGTCGGTTGCAGCTGCGTCGGCGCTCTCTGGCTGTCCAGTACCGCAGGTCCTGGCGCTGTGCGCCCGGTGGCCAGGGCGGAGGCAGAACCGCCGCGATGGCCTCCCAGTCGCAGCGCTCGATGGGATCCCAGCCGAGGCCACACGGGGCCTCGATGTGCCGCGCAGGCGCGCGCGCGCGGCCCCCGATGGGGGGCGAGTCGTCAGTCATGGCGTCGTCCTGTCTGGATGGGTCGGCCGTCCTGCCCAACCCCCCCCACGACCCTGGCCAGAGCTGCGGGGGGGGCGCGCGGGCTGATTCGCGCAGACAGGAGGACAGCCGAGGGCACTCGTGGCCCGCCCCGAGCCTACCTGCAGCGGCTGGCGCCGGCAAGGTGTGTCGACCTTCCTACCTTTTCCCTGCGGGTAGATCGGGAACGCGTTGATATTGCGCAGGTTCTTAGCGCAGACCATCCCACCTTTTCCAGAACGACGGCGGGCGCCTCATTCCCCCCTAAACCGGGGCCTCACATCGCAGCCGCTCGGCTGGCGACCTGCATCGCCAGGTCATCCGCCCACGCGTCCCACAGAGCGCGCTGGTCTGCAGCGGGCAGGCCCTGCAGCTCGGGCCGCTCTCGGCGCCGCTGCTCGATCAGCAGGCCTGCCTGCCAGACCAGGTCCTCGAGGGGGCAGGCGCGCCGCAGGCGCAGGACGTGCGGGCGGGCGGCCTTGGCGAGAGTGACGGCCGAGAGCATGTTGTCGTCCTTTGTTGAGAAAGTTTGCGGCTCGTGCTTGTCAGTCGGCATGTGCTCCATTAGGATGAGGGGGCGCAAGAGGCGCACCACAGACAGGAGCCGACCATGACCGCCATCATCAAAGCCAAGGCGAACCGCCGCGACCGCGAGCTCGGAATCTACGCGATCACCGAGGCCGAGGTCTACGCCATCGCCACGCTGTTCGGCCACTGGGGGACCGAGCGCGTGCGGGCTGCCTGCAGCGAGCTCGACGTCGATGTGCTGCCGTAAGGCCTGACATGACCGCCCCGCCGGCCGGCCGCACCGGCGGGGCGTCACTCACTGCGGCAGGAGAGACCGATGACCATCAAGATCGACGAGGCGACTCGCACCGTCTGGACCAACATCAAGATCGACGAGGCGACTCGCACTATGGCGGAGCGCCTGCGCGCCCGCCGCGGGCTGCGCTCCCTGGCTGCGCTGGTGGCGCAGCTTGTCCGTGAAGCCGAGCTGAAGGAGGACCGCGCATGATGTCCGTTACCTACAGTGAGCAGTGCGCCGAGCTCTTCGGCGCTCTCGCGTGGGCCCAGGGCATGATGGGCCGCGCCTTCAGGGACGCGAACAACCCTGCGTTCCGCACCAAGTACACGTCCCTCGCCTCGGTGCTCGAGGCCATCCTGCCCGCCTTCAACGCCGCTGGCCTCTGCGTGCTCCAGCACCCTGTGCTCAGCGAAGACGTGGTCCACATGACCACGCTCATCACGCACGAGTCCGGCCAGTGGATGCGCTCGCTGTGCTCGATGCCGGTCGCTGGCAAGCGGGACGCGCACGCGGTCGGCTCGGCGATCTCGTACCTGCGCCGGTACACCCTGGGCTCGATCTGCGGCGTGATCCAGAGCGACGACGACGGCAACGACGCTGCGGGCGCCGCTCCGCAGCCGA